GTCACAGTAAACAACCCCGGCACTCAAGCAGCTTTCCCTGTGAAAGTATTGCAAGTAAGCACCAGCGGTAATAAGACAGTTTCGTACAATAGCGGAACTGGCAATGCCAACTGGATTTATAACCAAAATGTGGCTCTTTGCCTAATTTAATAAAGGAATATTACTATGTCAGGCTTTGCACCCTCATTTGTAACAGTAAATCCGCATTACATGATGCCTGAACTGATTATGCAGTACAGTTTGGCTTCTGGTGCTTTCACAACCCTCGCAACTGAAAATCCAATGCCTCGCCTTGGAGAAGCAGATTTGTATGTTTACGCTAAGAAAGTTCAGTTGACAACGCAAGTTGCAGCTAACCAATCTCAGCAAAACCAATTGCCAAGCGCATCTGTTATTCCTTCGATGATTAGCACCGCTACTTATCGTTTACAGACTCGTGCGCAGTATGACAACTTCGATGAAGCTGCTACTGGCGCATGGGGCTACGCATTGCCACAAGCTATGCGTTTAGCAGCTCGTCAAGGTATTGCACAACAATTGCGTAACGCACTTCTCTATGGCTACAATCCAGCTAATGGCGAAGGCTTGCTCAATACTTCTGGTGCTACTACTCAATCTTTAGGTTCTGATACCAATGGTAATACTGGTTACAGCACTTGGGATAGTGGTCAATTAGCTCAGTATATGTTGAACATGATTGGCGCATTGAAGGTTCGTACACTTCAAATTGGTCAACCATTACGCTTAGTTTTCCTTGCTCCACAACGCTTCATTAGCCAAATCTCTTACTCTGGTGTAGTGTCATTGACACAATTCCAGCGTATCGGTGCAGGTGTTGAAACCGCTGCTGGCTTGGTAGAAACTGTTGCTCAATGGGCGGGTGGCGATGATGTTTCATTCGCTGCTGATGACACTTTGATTGGTCAAGGTGCTGGTGGTACTGATGCGATCATCTTGATTGCTCCAGAACTCAAGATTCCTAAGGCTAACTCACAAATCAACACCAACATTTTTGCATCTTTGACACCAAATCAAACTGCAACTTCATTGATGTTGACTGATGTGTCTGCTCCTACAGAGATTCCTACTCCTATCGCTGATGGTGGTATTACTACCCTCTACACGATGCGTAGCACCTCTGGTTGGGGTATTCGCCCAGAAGCATTGACAATTCTGTCCGCTGCTTACTAAGTATTAAAAGTTTTGAACAAAAGACCACCTTCGGGTGGTTTTTTGTTATAGTTATAAAACCTTTGTGTGATGCCAAAGATGCTTTAAAAGGGAGAGTCGGGTTTCTCAAAAGGAAACCGCATCATCGGCTCTCCCACCCTTTTGGGAGAATTTTATGAAACTTTTTATAGCAAATTGCAGTAAACAAGAGCATGACTTTACCTATATGCTCATCGAAAATCCACGACCATTTCACCATAAAATTCGTGCTGGCGCACAAATGGAAATTAATGGTAGCCAAGATGAAGTGGATCATATTATTAAGCAACATTCACTTTATGGCATGATGGAAGCAACAAAAGTCAAAAAGGGCTTTGGTGGTATTTGTTATCGAATTGATAAGCCAGTTAGCGTTGAAGCTATTGAAAATGGTTTAGATCAACGAGATCAAGAAATGATTGATCGTGCTTTGGAAGCTCGTAAAATCACCGCTGCTGCTGCCGATCAGATTTTGTCTAATAAAGCTCAAGAAATGGGTTTAAAGCAAAAAGCTGGTTTGGAAGTAGAAGTGGTAGAGGAAAAGAAAAATGCTGCTGATAATGAGCCTAAGTTCAACCAAACCATCGAAGTCATTCGTGAGGGAGTTGAACCGGGTAAAAGTCGAGGCAGACCAAGAAAAGCATGATTTTTATTTAATTGTTGGGTAAAATCCGCTTATGAGTGATCCCATTACAAATCCCCCTTCATTAACAGGCTTTATTGCTTGGACTAGGGCTGTAATGGGAATCCCTAGTACTGCCATATCTGATACCGACCCCGGTTATGCTTATGCCTATGCAGTAGCTTTAGATTTAGTACCAACAGATTTTGCTAGTACTTCCCCTGATATTTATACATTGACTGTGTATAACTTTGGGGGAAGCAATCTATTACAATGGCAACAAGATTATGTTGGTCAAACATTTTTTGCGGATGCCAGAAAGTCATATAACATTAATGGCTTCGTAGCAGGGGTTGTAACAAGCGCAGCGGATAGTTCGACTAGTGAGGCATTAGTAGTTGGAAAAGGCTTGCAGAACCTCGATTTAATCAGTTTACAAGCCATTAAAAACCCTTATGGTCGTCAAGCTATGGCTTTCATGCAAGCTCTTGGAACTCTCTGGGGATTAACTTGAAATTGCATCTGGGGGTTGTGGATGTCCCAGAACCAGCAGGTGGAACAACTTACACAGTAGGTAAACAGTTAGAAGAAAACTATGGTCTTTTCTCTGCTTTTTATGGTTTTGAAGAAAAGAAAATAGCATTTTTAATTGAGGAAGATATTGGTAATGCGATGGAATCTTATCTTTCTGGTAATGGCTTTCCAAAAAGTGTATTTGGCGATTCGACAAGCGAAATAGATCATTTATTTAAGGATTTTTTAAGTACACAGGAAGCTGAAAGAGTTTTAGAACCCGGTTCGGAAAAGTTCCCTGTTCCAACAAAAGCTGCTCTTGAAGGCAAATCCTTACGCTTAAAAGGCGGTAAAAAGATCCGTAAAGTTAAAAAAGGTCAAGAATACGAAACTGTTACTGGAAATCGTAGACCTTCGTTTATTGATACTGGAATTTTTGAAGCATCTTTTAAATCTTGGATTGAATAATGGCAACAGTAGCGGAAAGTGCAGCATCTAAAACCGAACTAGGCTCTGGATTAGCGCAAGGAGTCAACACTCTATCGCTTAACCAAACTGTCACATTTACGCTTTATGTCAAATTAGTATTACCTCTAGATGGTTATGTATTCTGGGTAAATGCCTCGTTATTAACGGATTCTGCTCTTTTCAACGCATCCCAGTACAATAAATTGTTATATAACAACTACCCTGAAGGCATTCCATCTAGACAGGTCGTTGCTCAAGGTTCTTTCCATGTAAGCCAAGAAGTACATCAATTGGCTGAAAGAACAACTGTTTACAACCATGTAATGTTCACCTCTTTACAGCCAATTCAGGATTTTAACCTTGTAAACCCACAATTTTTGTACATCGCAAATTACGATGGTTACAAATATGCGTTTAGCCGTAGAGATAGTTTCTATAAACAAGCTGATTTATATCATTATCGTGGAGATACTGTTTATTCAATAATGAGTAATCAGATTATTGATACGATGACAGGATTTGATGCAAATAGCGTTATTGTGTCAAATAGCCTTCCAATTTGGCTTGGTTTAAACCAGTTTTTCCCAATGTATCCTTCGTATTTGGTGGATCAAAACTTACCCCCTGTATACGCTGCTGTTGATATAGACCCTGTGAAAACAACCGCTTTGCAAGATTTTCCACTTTTAGATCCAGAATCTAATCCTTTCCAACTTGTGAAAGATACAGTCAAAATTGACATTTTTGGCATAAGAAATCACGATGCCCTCAATTTTGTTAATTATGTCCTTGATTACAGCCGTAATACTGGAAATATTGGGTTGATGAATATGCCAGTAATACAAGACGAAAAAGTTACTCAGCCAGAATTACAGATTATTGCTCAGAAAAAAACCATTACTTTTGAGGTAAGTTATTTCCAAACAACTGTTAATAATGTGGCTCGACAATTAATAGAACACGCATTTATTTCCCTTACCGAAGGGACTGTTCCAAGTTAAAATATCGTAGTAAGATGTTTTTATTTCAACAAGTGTAAAAAGGAGTCACAAATGGCTATTACTTCAAATCCAGCAGTTATCAATGGTGCAGCTATTACAGCCCAAGGCATCAATACTTTCCTAAATATTTCCGCTGCTACAGCTATCAAATCTAGCAAAGGTCGCATTGTTAAAGTCAATGTAACTACTGCTGGTTCTGGCAATGGCGCAATTTATGACCATGCTACTACTTCTGGTACTGGTGCAACTAACTTAGTTGCAGTTATTCCAGACACAATTGGTTCTTATTTAATCGACTTCCAATGCGCTAATGGTATTGTTGTTACTCCGGGTACTGGAATGGTTGTTTCTGTTAGCTTTAATTAATTAGGGGGCTAATATGCCAAATATTGTCAATGTAGTTGTCACCCAACAGGTGGCAAGCACACCAAGCACTTTACAGGCTACTGGTGCGTTTGTTTCTCAAGGTGGTACAACTTTATCTACTGGCACTACTCAACTGTTGACCAGTTTGAGCAGTTTGACCAGTATTCTTAGACCCACAATTGCAATTTCAGCACTTACTTGGAATGCTGGAGTAGTAACAGTTACTACTTCTACGGCTCATGGTGTCCCAAGTGGTGATACTGTTCAAATTGTTATTGCTGGATGTACTCCAACTGCTTACAACGGAACTTTTGCTGGAACATCTTCTGGCACAAATACCCTTACCTATCCTTTATCTGGTAACCCCGGTTCTGAAACTGTTCTTGGAACTTTTCAACTGTATGCTGCTATTGAATTGCAAGCTATGGCAAATACTTTCTTTGCTCAAGGTTCAATCACTCCAGTCTATGTTTTAGAGTTAGGTGCAAATACTGTAGCTAATGGTGTTACTGAATTAGAAGCATATATTACAGCTAATGTTGGAAATACAACTTCTTCTCCAACACCACAGTTCTACAGCTATTTATTGCCTGCTGAATGGGATGTAAGCTCTGCTCAAACAATGGCAAAAATGTACGAAGGCACAACTGCACAAGTATATTTTTATGTCACTACTACTACTGGTACTTATACTGGTTGGGAAGGCATTAAATCTGTTTTAGCAACTGTGCAAAGTCCTTCAGCACCTGTAACTGAGTTTAGCGCAGCAGCTCTTTTCTGGGCTTCTTTAAGTTATAACCCAAGCGCAACTAATCTGGCTCATCCTTTTGAATATACTTATCTGTATTCAGTAACCCCATATAGCACCTTAACGAACACGCAACAAGTTCAATTATTGGCTGCTGGTGTCAACTGGGTTGGAACAGGAGCACAAGGTGGTATTAGCAATACTCTTATCGTAGGCGGTACTTTCATGGATCTCAATCCATTTAATTACTGGTATTGCGTAGATTGGCTTGCAATTAATGTTTCACAGTCATTGGCTGCTGCAATCATTAATGGTAGCAACTTACCTACAAATCCTTTGTACTATAACCAAGCTGGTATCAATACCTTGCAAAAGGTAGCCCAAGCAACAGTTAATAATGGTATTTCGTTTGGATTGATCCTATCTCCTGCAACAGTTAATGCTGTTCCGTTTACTACTTATGTAGCACAACACCCCGGAGATTATGCAACTGGTACTTACAATGGTTTAAGCCTGACATTTGTTCCATTGCGTGGATTTAACTCCATTACTATCTACTTAACTGCATCTAACATTCCAGTTTAAGGAGAAAATAAATGGCAAATCCACAAATTCAACAAGGTACATTAAATCGGCTACTAGCCAGCGTAGTCTATGCCAATTTCACAGCTTTGAATGTGACATCAGGTTATCTGGCTAGAGAAGCAATTAGTTTGTCTTTTGATGGCGACACTTCCCAACTTATTCCAACTCTGACAGGCGCAGTAACTAGCCCAGAGCCATATATTTTTGGAACTGTAACCATGCATCTATTAAGAACTCAAGCTCTTGGTAATGCGTATAAGACTCAAATTGAAACAAACACTACTTTAGGTTCTGTAACTGTTTACCCAGATACTCAAGTATTGTCACCATTTCAATTAAATAATTGCGTTTTAATGAGTGTTCAAGAAACAACTTTTGATGGCACACAAGCTGGTTTAGTAGTTCGCTTGCGTGGTGTATACAGTATCAACTCAACCCTATTTGCTGCATCTTAATGAAGGAATAAAAATTGAAAATTGATCGGAATCTGTCCCTTGTGATGCAGGTACAGACTGAGAAAAACGGAAAAGTTCACATCCATTCCACTTCTATCAGTCGTTCTGTATTTGAACAATTTTATTTAGAATTAGGTAAAGTATTTAGTCAATGTTTTGATAGTATTAATCAAGCGCATTTAGCATTGTCTGCACCCCAGTTAGCCTACCCTGCTTTGAAGTCAATAGCGCAGAAGGCGGGCAACTGGGATGGTGCAGGTGGAGTTAAGTTTGGTTTAGTTAATGAAATTATTCGTTTAACGAATGTTTCAATAAGTACCGAAAATGGATGGGAAAATATTCCTTTCGATACGGCAGTAAAAAAAGAAATACTAAATGAGGATGAAGAAGCTGAAGCAATAAGTTCTTTAATTTTTTTTACAGCAATCTCCAAGGTTGCACCGAAGGATCTGAAAAATTCTTTCTTGGAGATGGCGGGTGCGTTGCGAAATTGGGAACTTACATCCTTGGAATGTACGGAGTATATGAATGGTTTGCCGATATTGACCAAGAAAGAAAGTACTGGCAAGAAGGCGAAGGAATCATCCATAGTATCCTAGATCATATTACTTACATAAATTTTGGCGAGTTTATGAAGGAAATAGGGTTTAAATGGGAAGATGCATCAGAATATCGCCAAAGATATTTGATTAGGGCAATTAAATCTAAGACTTTGTTTTAATTACTAGGAATATAAGATGACAGTAAAATCAGTAATTGAAATTGATGTCTTAGACGAAAAGTTTAAAGCCTTTAGCGCAGCCTTTGACAAGTACAAAAAGTCAGTTGATGACCAATCTAAAAAATGGCAAGAAATCAATAAGACTCTTGCCGAAGCAGAAAAGCGACAAAAGGCTTTTAATAAATCAATAGAAGATGGCGGTAAGGCTTTAAGGTCTGCTGCTGGCTTTACTGCTAATATAGCCTCTAATATGGCTTCTGCTGCGGTGTCAGCAGCTAAATGGCTTACCTATAGTGCTATTGGTGGTGGCTTTGGTCTGGGTGGTTTAGCTGCTGGTGCTAGTAACCTTCGTAGAGAGGCTACAGGACTAGGATTGACCTCTAGTCAACTAAGGGCTGCTAGAACTTATGGTGAGCCTTATTTGCCCGGTATTGAAGGTGTTTTGAGTGGTATCCAAACCCTTCAAACAACTTTAACTGAACAATACAAGGTTGGCATTTTAGGTGGCAATTTAAATCAAAATGCATTTCAAAATCTGCCTGATGTTTTAACTAGAGCTAGAGAAGCGATAAAAGCTGCTGGTGGCAATATTGATGTGGCTAAAGCAATTACTCCGGGTCTTGGTGATGTTTTAAATCAAGAACAGTTGCAAACAGTTGGCAATATGACCCCTCAAGAATTTGCAACTTTGATTCAATCATTGCGTACTGGTGCAGCAAATTTTCCTGTAGATGATGCTAAATATGAATCTTTTAGACAATTTTGGGTAAGCCTTAAAGAAGCTGGAAATATTATAGAAAATTCTTTAATTAAAAATTTAGATACTTTAACACCACAATTAAAACAATTAGCCACAACTATTGCCAATACTATTGATAATTTATTGAGTAGTGAACAGTTTAAAGAGGCAATGGAAACTCTCAATCAAGGAATTAAAGATTTTGGAAAATATTTAACATCTGGCGAAGCTAAAGAAGATATAAGTCTTTTCCTTGATGGGCTTAAAGTTATGGCTACCGCTATGGTAAAAATTGGAGAATTTTTTGGAATTCTTCCTGATAAATCATTACAAAATCAACCGAGTGGAATGGATTGGTTTGAAAAAGCAAGAAAAAGTGGATGGGCTGGTCATGTCGAAAATGGCAGTCAAGTTGTTGGGGCAAATGAAAAAATTAATAGTCAATTGCAAAAATTCAACAAACCTGATCTATCAAAAGTTGATCCTAAATTAGTAGATGCAATACAAGCTAGTGGATTAAATGTTATTAGCGGTTATCGTAGCAAAGAATATGCTCAAGCTATGGGTATATGGCATGAAGGATCACATCATACAATTTTCAATAAAGAGGGCTATGTAACTGGAGTTGATGTCAATTCTCAACAATTAGCTGCTCTAAGAGCCAAATTTAAGTCAGAAGCAGAATTCAACAAGGCTACTGGTTTGTATGCTCCTTACGGAAGTGATCCAAAAGAAAAAAATCACCTTGAATTATTTAATCCAAATAAGACAGATATTTATGTTGTTACTGGTGATGGAGTTAGTAAAAAAGCTGCTGCAATAGCAGGACAACAAAGATAAAAATTATGACATCTTTAGCTCAAACTACCTTTTCCGCTGCCTTTGAAATAGCCCCTATTTGGCTTCAAGGCGGTCTTGCAAACTATGTTGGTGGGTATGCTCCTATCACCCTATTGACCGAAATGATGGACATACCGGGGATTGAAAATGGCGAGTTTTTTGCACACTACAAACCATTACCCGGTGGTACTTTGGCAAAATGGAAAATTGCTGAATATCCTTTTGCCAACTTTGCGACTGCTGCAAATGCGGTAGTTCAAGAACCCTTGAATATTAGCCTTTTAATGGTTTGCCCATCACAAACTGGTGGTGGTTACATCATTAAACAAGCTATTTTGACAGCACTTCAATTTGGCATCCAACAACACATTACAACTGGTGGGACATTTACTGTTTTGACACCAGCTTTTGCCTATGCCAATTGTCTATTAACTGGAATTACAGATATAACCCCACCGGGGGATAAACAAGTGCAATATATGTTCCAATGGGATTTTTCACAACCATTAATTACTTCTTCTCAGGCACAATCTGTCTTAGGTAATTTGATGGGTAAAATTCAAAATGGCTTGCCTACAACTGCAAGTTGGACACAACCTGCAACACCTTCATTGCCATTTTAATTATGACAACACTCGTACAGTTTAACCCTTCGCAATATGCCAATTTTCAATTCAATCCAACTTTGGATGGGGTTACTTATACCGCTATTTGTACCTTTAATGTGTATTCATCTAGGTATTACATTAGCATTTATAACAGTAATGGAACTTTAATTGTTATTAATCCAATCGTGGCATCACCAGATGATTTTGATATTAATCTTGTATTTGGTTACTTTCAAACTTCTACTTTAGTCTACAGAGCAAGTAGTAATAATTTTGAAATAAATCCATAAAATGCGGTTTTATGACATTACGATTACTCCCCCTTTAGGTGATGCAACTCGTTTTGCAGCTTTTAGCTATAGCTCACAGACAGCTGGTAGCGACAATTATTCTTCTTTGCAAGTCGAATTAGATATATTTCAAAATGCTTATCATCAATATGCTTCTAACGGATATATCAAAATTTATGGTGTAGATTTAAAAAATCTGCAACAAATCAATAGCTTAAATCCAACTATTTCCGCAGACGGAAAAACAGTTCAATTGTGTGGCATTATTGTTAATGTTGGAATGTCTAAGGGTTTACCCTATGCAAATCCCAAAGAGCAAGGAGTTATTGTTCAAGGATCTATTTTGCAATGTTTTGCAAATTGGCAAGGTACAGAAGTTTCTTTAGATTTGGTTATTGTACCCGGTAATGTTGATCCCAACTCTTTGCGTAATATTACTTTTAGTTGGGCAAAAGGAACTGAATTGACTGATGCGGTAAAGAATGCTTTAAGTACCGCTTATCCTAATACTCCAATTCAGGGATCTTTTAGTTCTGGATTAATTTATACCGAAGATGCGCCAGCACAAAACTTTGATTTAATTAGTCTTTCCTCTAAAGTAAATCAAATTAGCAAAAATATTAAAAAAGATCCAATTTATACTGGCGCAATCATTACATCTACTGGAAGTGGTTTTTATTTAACGGATTCTGCAATTACACCTTCTGCTGCTAAACAAATCCCATTTACTGATGTTATTGGTAATTTGACTTGGCTTGGGATCAATACAATCTCAGCCAAAGTAGTTATGAGAGGTGATCTTAGCATCGGGGATTACATATCTTTTCAGTCTGGAATTCCTGTATTAAACATTGTTAATAATAATTCTCAATACAGAAATAATATATCTTTCAATGGCACTTTTTTTATAACAAAATTGCATCATGTTGGCAGTAGCAGATCCCCAGATGGTAACGCTTGGGTTACTATTATTGAAGCAATTATTCCAAATACACCTATAAATCAAACATGAGTGCAGAACAAAAAACTCCCTTTGCGGTATCAATATCGAATCTTCTTGATACTAAACTCGGTCAAAATCAACAGGCTTTTGGTTTTCAATTGCCTTGTCGAGTTACAGCAGTTAATGGCGCAATTGTTACAGTTAATTTTGAAATAGATACAGGTGGATTATTTACATTTCCCCCAGTAACTTGCCCTATTGCACAATCCACTTATGTACGATTACCTGTACAAGTCGGTGATTTTGGTGTTTGTATGGCTGCGGATGCAAGGCTAGGTGGAGTTACAGGACTAGGACAAGGATTAGCCCCATTAGAACTTCCTTTTAACCTTGGTGCGCTTGTATATGTGCCTATTGGCAATAAAAATTGGTCTAGTGTTGATCCAAACTCAGTAAATATCAATGCTCCTAACGGAGTAGTTCTAAGAGATACTAATAATGACACTACTGTTACATTAATTCCAACTGGTGTGACTGTAATTCGTGGCAGTACAAAAATGGTAATAGACAATTCTGGTGTAACTATTACAGGAAATTTGCTTGTTCATGGCACAATTACTGGAGATAATGGCTTTCATATTAGTGGTGGTACTGGAGCAACTATGCAAATTACAGGGGATATTAGTCAAACAGGTAATTTTGCTAATACAGGTACTCTTACTAATAATGGAAAAAATGTGGGAAGTACCCATGAACATTCTGGAGTTACATCAGGATCTAGCAATACAGGAGTACCAATATGAGAACTTATGGCGTAGATCCAAACACCCAACAATGGGTAGAAGTTACCAACACAAGCTATGTTTATTTGGCAACTTTGGCTCAAACTTTAAGGCTTAATCAAGGGGAAAGCCCTTTTTATGCCAATTATGGAATTCCAGCGCAAAACTCTGTACATACGCAGATTCCACCAGATTTGGCAGTTAATAGGACTCAAACTCAATTTGCCCCTTATTTTGCAAGTTTGACTGTGATAAAGCAGCAAAATGCAACAAACCCAACTTATAATATCAATGCTGTATTTCAAAATGGCACAACTATTTCTACATTGGTGGCTACATAATGGCAACAATAACAACTGCTGGAGCAATACCAGCTTCTCCAACAGATTTATTAAATGCTGAAATTGCAGCAGCTACAGCGTTAGCCCCCGGATTAACTGCAAATTTGCCGGGTAGTCTTGTAGAAGATATGGCTTCGACTGCTGCTGGTGCGGTAGTTATTCAAGATCAAGCCTATGTAGATTTGGTTAATTCAATTAGCCCTGCCACAGCAAATCCTTCTATTCTTTATCAATTAGGACAGGTTTATGGAGTTGAACAAGGGCAAGGATCAAACACTTCTGTCTATGTTGTTTTCTCAGGGATCGCTGGTTTTGTTATTCCTGTTGGCTTTACTGTGTCTGATGGCACTTATCAATATGTTGTTCAAGATGGCGGTATTATTGCTTCTTCTGGTCAATCTTCACCACTATATTGCCTAGCTACAGTTGCTGGTTCTTGGGCTATTCCATCAGGAACTGTGACTCAAATTATTACTTCTGTTCCTTCAGGATATACCCTTACTTGTACTAATCCTTCTGCTGGACTGCCCGGTCAAACTCAACAATCTATTCAATCCTATCAAGCTCAAGTTATTCAAGCTGGAATGGTAACTGCTCAAGGTGTGCCAACTTTTATTAAGTCACAGTTGAGTCAAGTATCTGGTGTTCAATCCAAACTAGTATCAGTACGAAATGTGGCTACAAATCAATGGGAAATTATCTGCGGTGGTGGCGATCCATATCAAGTAGGTAATGCCATTTTTAACAGCGTTCCAGATATTTCAAATTTAGTGGGATCAACTTTAGAAGTCACAGGAATTACTTCTGCCAATCCTGCGGTTGTAAGCACAAATCTTAATCATGGTTATGCAACTGGTCAAACTGTTGTTATATCAGGAGTAGTACCTTCTGGGTTTAATGGAACTTATACAGCTACAATTTTGACTGAAAATACTTTTAGCATTCCTTTAAATGCGACTAGCTTAACATATACAAGTGGTGGTGTAGTTACTCCTAATCTGCGAAATGTAAGCGTTTCTATAAATGATTATCCAGATACTTACAATATTATCTATGTCAATCCACCAGCTCAAACTGTGTCCATGACAGTTACTTGGAATACCATTTCTACCAATTTGATTAATCCTAGTTCTGTAGCATCTTTGGCTGCTCCTGCTATTGCAACTTATATAAATGCTATTTCTGTAGGTCAACCAATTAATATTTTTGATTTACAAGAAGCATTTCAATTAGCTGTAGCTTCGATTTTGCCATCTAATCAAATATCAAAAATTACACCATCTATTTTTATTAATGGTGTATCTACAGCACCAGTTTCAGGAACTTTCTTAGTATATGGAGATCCTGAAAGCTATTTTGTAACCAATATCAGTTTGATTACAATCACTCAAGGTTGATATGCAAACTCAAGTTCTACCAGCATATTTATATCAACAATATACGCAAGATCCTTATAATGAGGATCTTCAGGCTTTTTTTACAGCCTATAATAATACTTCTCAACAATATTTAGATAACACAAATAGTCTAAATTTGCCTATTTATACGCAACAATCGTACCCTTTACTAGATTGGACAGCTTACGCTATTTATGGAGAAACTAGACCTAGTTTAGCAACTCCTTTTCAGTTCTCTCCAATAGGTGCATATAATACTTATGCTTATGATACCCGACCTTATGCTTCAGATACAGAAATTGCTCCTACCAATTTTTACACAGTAAATGACGATATTTTCAAGCGAATTTTAACTTGGAATTTTTATAAAGGAGATGGCTTTCAATATACAACTCAATGGTTAAAGCGTAGAGTAAAACGCTTTTTATTGGGTGTTAATGGAGTTTCCCCAACAATTGAAGATACTTTTGATATTAGCGTTATTTACGCTTCAGACAGTACCAATGTAACAATTACTGTTCCAAATTATTCTCTTGTTCCTATTTTACAATCTTGCTTTTCTTCGGGTGTTTTACATCTACCATTCCAATATAATTACACAATTGATATTAACGAAGGATTGGTTTCTTGGACAAATAGCTCTAGTGCTACAGTAGTTTGGAAAAATAAGTCTAATGCTACAGTAACTTGGTATACCATTTAAAGGATAATTTATGTCAGTTCCGTATACATTTGCATCAGCTACAGGATCAATTCCATTAGCAGAATTAGATGCTAATTTTGCTACTCCAATTATTTTAGGTGGTAGTTCTGTAATTTTAGGTGGAACTTACACCACTATTTCAGGATTAACTTTATCAAGTCCTACAATAACTGGAAGTGCAATTTTTGGTGGTTTTTCTATACAACAGTCTGGCAGTAAACTATATATTTATTATGGAAGCACAGCAGTTTTATCTATTGATAATTCTGGTAATCTTAAAACACTTGGCAGTCAATCTGCTGGCGGTACACCTTAATTTTTGGAGTTAATTTATGACAACACAAATGACCAGCACAGGAATTACTTTTCCTGATTCAACGACCCAAACAACTGCTGCTGGTGCTTCTGTACCATCAGGTTCAGTAATGCTTTTTTTCCAAGCATCTGCTCCAACTGGATGGACACAATATACAACTCTAAATGATTATGCTATTAGAGTAGTTTCTGGTACTGGTGGTGGTACTGGTGGATCATCTGGTTTTAGTACAGCTTTTGCCACTCCATCAGTATCTGTTGGTGGATTAAGTGCAGCAGCAACAACATTATCTACTGCACAAATACCAAGTCATAGCCACGGATTACCTTTTGTAAATGTTCTTTGTGGTGGAACAACCGCTATAAATCCGTATGGTGCATCATCTGTAACTGCGGCAAATTCTTCTTTTAGTGCTGGTGGTGGTGGCTCACATACCCACTCTATTTCTGGTTCTGCTACTACATCAATTAATGTTCAATATGCTAACCATATTCTTGCAACTAAAAACTAAGGAAAAAAGTGAAACTTGAATCTAAATCAAATTGCCCATTTAATAATTTTGAACCTTGCAAATTATGGGAATGTTCTTGGTTTATTGAAATAAAAGGCAAACATCCACAAACTGGTACAGATACTAATGAATGGGGATGTGCAGTAGCTTGGTTGCCTGTAATGATGATTGAAAATAGTAGGCAACAACATTCTACTGCGGTTGCCGTTGAAAGTTTTAGAAATGAAATGGTTAGAGCAAATGAAGCATCAAATAAAATTTTGCTTGAAACCGCTAAAGTAGCAGTACAAAATGAAACTAAATTTATTGGGAGTAACTAATGTCTAATATATCTATTGTTGTAGATGACAATGCAGTTTATGTTGATGGACAAGCATTAGCTGGATTAAATCTTTCTACTTGTGCAATTCCAACAGGAGTTCATGCCCTTCAATGGAAAACTAATCTAGGTTGGATAGAATTTTCAGAAACTATTGATGGTTCTCCAAAACCAGCAAATGAAGTAATTAATGCTTTACCAACTTGGGCAAATAATTGTGTTAATGCTTTTAATGCTCAAGTTGCTGCAAATCAAGCGGCAGCAGAGGCAGCGGCAGCGGCAGCAAAAAATAATCAACCTAAAACAACTGGAACAACTGTAGTGTAATGATTATTAATAAAGAACCTATTCATTCATTTTCTTATGATGCTGGATCTGTAGCGGTATGGCATTGCAATAAAGGCGAAGGATTGCCTAAACACGAACATTTATTTGCTCATGCAACTTTTTGTTGTGCTGGTTCTTGCATGATTCGTAAAGAAAACAGAGAATTTATTATTACACCTTTAACACAACCAGTAAGTTTAGTGGCTAATGAATGGCATGAAATTGAAGCATTAGAAGATGGAACAGTATTTGTTAATGTTTGGGCTGAAGGAAAAGGTAATTGAATCACTATTTAATTCGATTTAATAAAAGTCGAGGTCAAGAGGGTCGTGGTACATTAGATCATGTTTGGCGAGTATTTGAAAACGATCAAGAGTATTTAGTAAAACATTTTAAAATCAATGTGCCTACAGTTGACCAAACTGATGGTTTTGATTGGAATATAAGTTGTTATGGTTTTATGACATTAGACAAGGAAACTTCTACAGCTATCATTAACGAAAAATGAGTATTTTTTAGGGTTTTTAGCTACAATATTGTAAATCGCTTGGTAATTTAGGGAAATTCTATGACAATTCAGCTTTATGCCAATAATGCTAAAACTACCCTTTCAGCACCTATTACTGCTACTCAAACTAGCATTACAGTAGCTGCTGGAACTGGCACATTATTCCCTAATCCAACTTCAGGTCAATCTTTTCAAGTTACTTTAGTTAGTGCAAGTTCATCTACTGTCTATGAAATTTGTACTTGTACCGCAGTTTCTAGTGATACCTTAACAATTATTCGTGGTCAGGAAGGCACTTCTGGTACTCCTTTTACTACTGGCGATATAGTAGCAAACTATGATACCGCTTTGGTAATGACCAATTTAGTTCAAAGTCAACAATTACAAAATCAATATTATTTATTTGCAACAGCTTCTGGCACAGCAAATGCTTTGACAGCGACCATTCCTTCAGTTTTGACAACTATACCTAACGGAATGTCTATTGTAGTAGTTTCTGCTTATGCTAATACTGGCGCAACAACCCTAAATTTAACTCTTGGTAGCACTTCTACTGGAGCTTTACCTATTGTTACAGGTGGCAATACTGCTTTAATTGGTGGAGAAATCCCCTCTGGTGGTTACCCAATTACTTTATCTTATAGCTCAACATTTAATGCTTGGGTAATTACTGACGGAACTATTAATCTAAATTCTTATGCTTTAATTAATAGTCAGACATTTACTGGAACTCCAAAAGTACCTACTGCTACTTTTAATGATAATTCAACGATTATTGCAAATACTTCTTGGGTTCAAGGGCAGTTAGCTAATTATGCTCCTATCTACAATCCAACATTAACTGGTGTACCCGCTGCGCCAACTGCTTCCGTAGATACTAATACTACGCAAATAGCTACTACCGCTTTTGTAAAAAATCAAATTACAGCTCAAGTAATTGGATTAGGTTTTGGTGGAACTACTTGGCACAATGTAACTAGTTCGAGAAGTTTTAATACTACATACACTAATTCTTATAGTTATCCTATTGCTGTTAGTGCAACTTCTAGCCCAAATACAGGCACATCTATTTCTGCTTATGTAGATGGAGTATTAGTTTCATTCTTTAATTGGCAATTCAATGGTTATGGAGATCATGGCGGTGCTTTTATTATTGTCCCGCCCGGTTCAATTTATCAGTTAAATAGTCCAACTTCAGTTGTGAACTGGGCAGAACTTTATTAAGGAAAAATTATGACAATTAATTATGGTAGTCCAATCACAGGCACTCTAACTACTACAACTGCTACTGTTTCTATTACCACTTCTCAAGTTGCTTTTCCAGCAACTATCGTTTTAAATTCGGCAGCAAGTGGTCGTGCTATTCAATTGTCTTTAGATAATGGTGTTAGCTTTCTTTCCGCAGTAACCCCTACTGGAACTGCAACTGGTCAAATTTACTATGTATTAACTTTCCCTGTGACCAACATTAAATTTACAGGCGCAGCAGCAGACACTTACAGCATTCTTTAATAGCATTGATTTAAGGTAAATATTATGACAATCTTGCTATTTGCTAACCAAGCGCAAAGTACACTTGCTTCTGCCATAACTAGCACAGCTACAACTTTGACTGTGGCTAGTGGTACAGGTCAATATTTTCCTCAACCTACTAGTGGTGAGGCATTTAAACTCACTTTAGTAAATGCCACAAATAATCTTATTACTGAAATTGTTTTAGTAACGGCTGTATCAGGTGATACCTTTACTGTTGTTCGTGGCGATGAAGGAAGTGTTGCACAGGCTTGGGCTTCTGGAACTTTTGCAGTCAACTTAGATACTGCTGGAACATCAGAGGCTTTTGTTCAAACCACTCAATTAGAGAATGGTTCTTTGAATGCTTCTTTTGCAAATATGCAAACCAATACAGGGCAAGTTATTTCTGCTCCTGTAAATCCAACAGATTTGGTCAATAAATATTATGTTGATGTCACAATCGGAGCATCTGGTAGATCAGGCTATTCTGGCTATTCTGGATATTCTGGTTCGGGTGTTTCAGGCTACTCAGGCTATAGCGGGTTTTCTGGCATAAGTGGATATAGTGGACAATCAGGTTTTTCTGGATTTAGTGGATTTAGCGGTTTTTCTGGAGCATCTGGATTTAGTGGCATTTCTGGATATAGCGGAATTTCAGGGTATTCTGGATCTGGTATTTCTGGCTATAGCGGATACTCTGGTTATAGCGGAAGTGGTGTAAGCGGATATAGTGGATTTTCAGGATTCTCAGGCTATTCAGGAACATCAGGATATTCAGGTATTAGTGGCTACTCTGGGTATAGCGGATTTTCAGGCTATAGCGGTATTAGTGGCTATTCTGGTTTCTCTGGTATATCAGGGTATAGCGGATCAGGAATCTCTGGCTATAGCGGTTTTAGTGGTTTTAGCGGTCAACAAGGAACATCAATTAACATTAAGGGTTCTGTAGCTAATCCTTCTTTATTGCCAATGACAGGCAATCAGCCTAATGATGCTTATATCGTAGATTCCAATGGCGATCTTTATGTATGGACAGGATCTGCGTGGAATAATGTCGGACAAATTGTTGGATCACCCGGTCAAAGTGGAACATCAGGCTTTAGTGGTTTTTCGGGTTATTCAGGTTCTGGAGTAAGTGGTTTTAGTGGTTACTCTGGTATTAGCGGATATAGCGGATATAGCGGAATTTCTGGATATAGTGGTTATTCAGGCTATTCTGGTTATTCAGGTATAAGTGGTTATTCAGGATTTTCTGGTATTTCTGGATATTCAGGATTTTCTGGTATTAGCGGTTATTCTGGATATAGTGGAATTTCTGGTTATTCTGGCTATTCAGGAATTAGTGGATTTAGTGGTTACTCAGGAATTTCAGGTTATTCTGGAATTAGTGGATATAGCGGAATTTCTGGCTATTCTGGATTTTCTGGAATCTCTGGGTATAGTGGATTTTCAGGATATTCTGGTGCTGTAGGAGCTGGTGGCACTATCGCTAACTGGGGTGCTTTTTATGACACTACCAATCAAACCGCTGCAAGCACTACTGCTTCCTATGTCATTGGAATTAATAGTACAGACCCCAATAGCACAGGAGTAAGCATTGTTTCTGGCAATCAAATTACTTTTGCTAATGCTGGTGTTTACGATATTCAGTATTCAGTTCAATTCCAAAATACCGATACTGGTTCTGGAAATGACAATGTGGATATTTGGATTAGAGTTAATGGAACTGATGTAGCCGACTCTAATAGCATATTTAATATTCCTACTTCTAAAGGTGGAACTAATGGCTATTTAATTGCCGTTACTCCATATACCTTAAAACTTAATGCTGGTGACTATGTCCAATTAGTCTGGGCGGTTAGCACTACAGGAATTTCTATTGTTACAACTGCTGCACAAACCTCACCAACAGTTCCAGTAACCCCCGGAGTTATTGTTTCCGCTATACAAGTTACTTATACACAATCTGGTTATAGCGGAACAAGTGGCTATAGCGGTAAGAGTGGTTATTCTGGAATTTCTGGTTATAGTGGTTCTGGAATTTCAGGTTTTTCAGGATTTAGCGGTTTCTCTGGTTTTAGCGGAATTTCTGGTTATAGTGGATCTGGAATAAGTGGCTATAGCGGTTTTAGCGGAATTTCAGGATATTCAGGTTTTAGTGGCATATCTGGTTATTCAGGTTCTGGAGTTTCAGGCTATTCAGGTTTTAGTGGAATTTCGGGATATTCAGGATATAGCGGTTCTGGAGTTTCAGGTTATTCAGGATATAGTGGTTTAGGTTTATCTGGTTATTCTGGAATTTCAGGTTACTCTGGAACTTCTGGATATTCTGGATCAGGCATATCTGGATATAGTGGATTTAGTGGAATATCTGGCTATAGCGGAGTAGCTTCTGGTGCAACCATAACTCCAACCACAAGCAATACTACTTACTATGTAATTGGTACTGCTAACACCTCTGGCTCATTAACTGTAGCGGATATTTCAAATACCAATGTTGTTTCATATAACGCTTCTACTGGTGTACTTTCAGCAGTTTCTATGTCATCAACTTCTGATGAAAGAACCAAAACAGATTGGGAAGATTTACCTGTAGATTTTGTTGAACAACTTGCACAAGTAAAACATGGAAAATTCACCAGAATTAACAATGGCAATCGTGAAGTTGGGGTTTCTGCTCAATCTTTACAATCTGTTATAAAAGAAGGTGTATTATCTGATGAAAATGAAATGCTATCCGTTAATTATGGTGGTGTATCATTGGTTTCAGCTATTGAATTAGCAAAGGAAATTCTCAAAATTCGTAAGGAAATTGAGGAGTTAAAAAACAAACCATAAGGATTAGTGATGCAATCCCCAAAGTATTCGGTTGTTATACCAACATATAACAACTGTGAGAAGTACCTTAAACCCTGTATTGATTCCATAATCAAATACACCGAAATGACCGACATAGAGTTGGTCATTTCTGCTAATGGCTGTACTGATAATACAATGGCTTATTTGGATTATTTGTCTACAGCTATTCCAAACATTACATGGCTCTGGGATGATGATCCTCTAGGTTTTGCTAAAGCTACGAATATTGGTATACAAGCAGCCAAAGCCGAAAAAATTGTTTTGCTTAATAATGACACAATTATCTTAGGAAACGCTTGGTTACAAAGATTGGATGTTGGGGATATAACTTCTGTTTTAACTTTGCCATCGAAGATTACCAATCAACAATTTGGTGTTTTCTTTTGTACCCTAATTACTCGCAAAGTATTTGATGCTATTGGTCTGCTAGACGAGTCTTTTGAAGTAGGCGGTTGCGAGGATATAGACTTCTGTAAACGAGCTATTGATGTTGGATTTGAACTAAAAGATGTAGGCTATAAAGGCGATTTTCCTATTTACCATGTGGCAGAAGGAACTGTTCATGATCCTCAATTGGTGCATGATTATTCATTGAAATTTCATGCAAATGAACTTAAATTAGCCAAGAAATATAATTTAGACTATTACCGCTTTTTGTTATCAAATAATTATGAAAGAGCAGTTTTTCTTAAAGGCGATTTAGTATTTCCTAGAGAAACACAGCGTTATCAATGGGCTGCACAAAACTTGTTAGATGGATCAATATTTGAACTAGGATGCACAACTGGCTATGGAACTCAATTCTTCTCTAATAAGTATACTTATCTGGGTCTTGATTACGATCCAATTATCATTGATGTGGCTAACGATCAAAAATGGGGAGAACATACTGAATTTGTTTATGCCAATATTAATGACTACAGTATGGATTTTTATACTAATATCGTTGCTTTTGAAGTCATTGAACATTTAGACAATGGTTTGGAAATTGTGGAAAAACTTAAAAAACATTGCAAAAGGCTTTTTATTACAGTTCCGCATAATGAGCCAAAAGGGTTTTGGGGTGAGCATCATAAGTTGCATGGATTAAACGAGAGTCATTTTCAAGGATTTAAATTTGCCTATATCAATCATGCAGGTGAAATATCCGATGTAATGCAATCCATTACACCTGAAAACTCAAGTAATTTAATGATTTGTAGGTGGGACAATGAATAAACTACTTTGCTCTATAGCCACCAGAGGTCGTTATTATACAACTCTGCCTTTAGTACTACAGGTGGTCATAAATCAAACTTGGTTACCTGACAAAGTGGTTATATTTGATGACAATGATGAACCTAAAGATATGCGACAAGAGTTCATCTATCAAAATTTATTTCAACAGATGGACATCAAAGGCATTAAATGGGAGTGGCTTTTTGCTGATAAAAAAGGACAGCACCATATTCATCAAAAAGCTAACCTTATGGGTTTTGATTGGGTGTGGAGAGTGGATGATGATTGCATTCCAGAGTCTACAGTTCTACAAAGTCTATACAGCCATGCTAATCAATTTGAAAATGTTGGGGCTGTAGGTGGATCAATTATTACTGGAGTGCCTATAGATGCCTCAAAATCTACAGGACTAGTTAAAAATATAGACATTGAACCTAGCATTCAATGGGATTTTATTAAAGAAATCAAAGAAGTGGAGCATCTACATTGCTCATTCTTATATCGGGCTGGAGTGCATGACTATAATCTTGGTCTATCCAGAGTGGCGCACAGGGAAGAAACCTTATTCACTTATGGCTTGTATCTTAAAGGATACAAAATTTTGACTGTTCCTTATGCCACTTCTTGGCACATGAAAAATCCACAAGGGGGAATTAGGAGTGAAAATCGTGAAGATATGTTCAGATATGATGAGTGGATTTTCCAAAATCACCTTCAATTCAGCGATAAAAGAATCGTTGTTCTTAATGGTGGTCTTGGCGACCACCTTGTTTTTAGCAGGGTTTTACCTGATATATCAAATCCTGTTGTATTTGGTTGTTATCCTGAAGTTTTTCCTTGTAGACCCCTTGCGGAAGCTCAACAGCTTTTTGGGGATATAGAACCCTACAATATTTACGCAAAAATGGATCAATGGAAATGGACTGATAGTCTAGAAAATGCGTATCGAAAGTTATACCTATGATCTTAATTCATCCTTTTGCTAAAAAATTGCATAATGGTAAAGAAAATCCTAAAAATTATGCATATTGGGAAGAACTTATACAAAAAATTGCCAAAAATGAACACATTATTCAAATTGGTGTTGAAGGCGAAAAGCAGTTAGTCCCCGATTTTCGTAAAAATCTTACAATTGGACAACTTAAAGAGTTAATCTATGACTGTCGTATTTGGATAGGTGTAGATAGTTTTTTTCAGCATTTAGCATGGACAGAAAATAAATCAGGAATAGTATTATGGTCAGTATCTGATCCTTTAATTTATGGACATCCAGAAAATATTAACTTGTTAAAGGATAGAAGCTATTTAGCTGATAATCAATTTCTCTGGTGGGACTTTACAGAACATAATCCAGATGCTTTTGTAAAACCTGATGAAGTGTTAAAATTCCTATAAATTTTGTAGTGTTATAAACAGGGGTGTTTTATGGAATGGCAACCGATATTTAACCTTTTAGGTACAGCAGTTTTATTGGGAATCGGTTGGTGGTGTCGCCAAATCTGGGACTCTACTACCAGATTAAAGGAAGATGTTAAAAGTATTCAAATTGATTTGCCAACAAATTATGTGACAAAAAGCGATATTGACACAAAATTTGACAAAATTGAAGCTACAATGCAACGAATTCTTGACAAACTTGACACAAAGGCTGATAAAAATGTTTAAAAAATTATGTGCTTTACTTAAAAAAACAGCACAACCAAAGCATTTTGTTTTTCCTATTCCTGATTTAGAGTTAAAACCAGCAAAAAAACAATTAGTTAAAAAAGCGACAACTCGCAAACCTAAGGCAAAAAAACCTTTAGAAACACATTTTGTACCAGCTAAGAAAAAAGCCATTAAAAAAGCTAATAAACGATTAACTAAACTAGAAAATGAATGATTTTTGGCAAAAAATTAAAGCCTACATCAAAGGGGCTTTTAAATCCAAAACCATCTGGTTTAGTGGTTTGATTTCTGCTTTAGGTGCATTATCAGATAATTCACAGTATTTGAGAGCATTGTTAGATGATATAAGCTTTAATGCTGTCATGATCTCTATTGGAGTCATCGTAGCTTTATTACGAATTGTGACCACAAAACCTTTGGATGAAAAATGACACCCAATGTGTGGTTCAAAATTCTGTTTTCTGTTCTGGCTTTACTTATCGCTGCTTTTTGTGGGTGGTATCCTGAGCATCTTGTCTTGGTGGCATACCAAGAAAAAGTCGCATCCGAAGGAAAAGTCCAAGAGCAACACAACAAAGATTTCATAGTTCAACAACAATTAATAACCAAACAGGTGCAGAATGATTACGAGAATAAGTTGGCTCGCATTAAGTCTTATTATGGTGGGTTGCACTACTCCAGTTGCGGTCAACTGTCCTGCTCCAAGTCAAGCACCGAAGGAACTCTTGGCACTCCCACCGACCCACAATTTGTTGAAAAATGCGCTGCAACAACCCAACAATTAGAGTCATTAATTGAATTTGTAAATCAGCAGTCAGGATTGAAATGACCAATAATGAAGTAGCTTTATTGAAAACCATAGGGTTTTCTGAGATAGGAAGGGATTTATTAGCTCATTCCGATAATGGCTACAATGTTTTGTTTGGTGGGACACTTTTTCAAAGTTACGCAGATCATCCTAGAAAACATATTACTGTTGGTGGTCTTACAAGCACCGCTGCTGGCAAATATCAGATCCTAGAGAGGATTTATGATGAATATAAGGGTAAGGTCAAGGTCAACGACTTTTCGCCTCATGCACAGGATTTAATAGCATTAGAATTGATTAAAGAAACTGGTGGAGATATGCTCATCAATGAAGGGCATTTTAGTGAAGCCATTATTCGCTGTAATCGCATCTGGGCATCTTTGCCCAATAGCCCCTATGGACAGCATACCAATAATATGAACTATTTAGAGGCATTCTATGTCAATGTCGGTGGAACTCTAGCATGAGTGATATTTTTGATGATGCCAGCGAAGTTGAGCAGTTACAAAGAGAAATTGCAATAAAACAAATACGCAATAAAAAGAAACAGCCATTTACAGGTCATTGTCTTTGTTGCAACGAAGAAATTCTGGAAGGCAGATTCTGTTCTACGGAATGTCGTGAAGATTGGGAATTAGAACAAAAATTGAAAAGTATTACTGGTTTTTAAAATTCCCATTCGTGCTTAATCTCAAACTTCGTTTCACCATTTTCAGCATCTAAAGAAAAATGCCAAACTTCTTTTGGAAGTTGGTTTTGTTTTTCTTGTTGCTCGGCTTGTAACCGATCTTCGGTGGTAAAAGTAGTCATTAATAATCACCATAATTAGCAACAATAATTTCCATTTGTAATACCGCTAATTTGATTTGTTGCACTTGATTAGTAATATTTTGCCGACCATTGATGTCTGGATTAGCATTTAATATTTCTAATTGATTGATTAATTTTCTAATCTGCACAATGTCTTGGGAAATATCGGTCATTTTATTCTCACCACCTTTGCTTTTTTCATAATCATTTCATATTCTGCTTTTGCTCGATCATCAAGACTACGCAAAGGCAATTCTTGGTAATACTTCCATTTAGCCCTGTATTCAGGTAAATCGGATGGTCGAACCCAACCATATTTTTTTACCCATCGTTCTTCAATATTAGTCCCAGTAGCTGTCCAAATATATTCATGATTCATAGTAAAACCCCTGTTCTAAGAAAATGCGTACCAACTACAACCGCCATAATAATTAATGCCATTAAACCGCCTAATAAAAATTCTTTCATGATTTTCCTTTCAAAATGGTGCTGCCTCGAACTCAGGTAACTTTCTTTTTACTTTTACAAATACATAAGACCAACCATTACGAATACTGACAATCTGCTGCGCTTCGCATTTATGACGAACTTTTCGCATTAATTCTCCAAGCTCGTCATAGATGTAATACATAATTAATCGCAAAGTGAAACTGAACTTTCAACGATCAACTGTCTTTTGGCGACATCCACTCCAACAATGTTGTCACCATTCGACCATCTAAGCGCACCATAACCAGATTGTGCTTTCCCCATAAATCTAGAGGAAGAAAAAGCCTTTTCAATGGCTTTGCAAACTTCTGGTGACAATTCGCCATTGTATTCAATGTCAATCGCATCTTTCCAGACATCTTGATAAGATTCCATACGCAAAGAACCTTCAATCATTTTGCGACTTTTAACAAGAATTTTTCCGTTGAACATTTTGATTTCCTTTCGTGG